GATGGTTTCCCGATGAAGAAGCCGCGTTAGAGCGAATTGCGAAGTCTCGCCGCTGATCTATGATGGCCTGAGTCTATGGGAGCCGCCCATGTGCTACTCCGCCCAAATCGAAGCCGACTATCGACGATTCGTACACGAGTACGGCGCCATCATGTCGCTCGACGATTTCACGCGGATGGTGATGGAGTACTTCGCCAACCCGAAGATGCGTGTCCCGAGGGCCATGACCGCGCACTTCCTCGAATCGCCCGAGACCGACGAAGAAAAGAAGATCGCCGAAGTCATCCGCGCGCGCATGGCCGCAGACGAAATCGCGCTGCTGCAGGAGCTGGCCAAGCAGACCGAACGGCTGGAGAAAGCCCAGCAGGCCCTCGCCTCCAAGGCCACCAAGAAAGCCGCCGAAGACATCCGCATCGCCACCAACAAGATCGCGGCGGCCAAGGGCAAACTGGAAGAACTCAGGAGCACCGAGCTCAAGCCGCGCGACTCGCGCATCTACCCCGGCTGGTATGCGCCTGTGATGGTGATGGAGAACGGCCGGCGCGTCGTCAAGCCGATGCGCTACCAGTGCCGCCCCGCAGGCAAACCGGCCTTCTACGACGAGCAGTACCCCGGCACCTACAACGCCCGCCGAGACAACCTGCGCGGCTTTTGGAAAGGCCAATACGGCCACACACACGGCCTGATCCTCGTTGACGCGTTCTATGAAAACGTGACGGGGCCGGACGGCAAAAACCTCGTGCTCGAATTCCGCCCCGACCCGCCGCAGACGTTGCTCGTCGCCTGCGTGTGGTCACACTGGCGCGCGACCAAGCCCGGCGAAAAGGATCTGCTGTCGTTCGCCATCATCACCGACGATCCGCCGCCGGAGATTGCGGAGGCCGGGCACGACCGCTGCCCGATTCCGATCAAGCCGGAGAACATTGATGCGTGGCTGAACCCGGAGCCGCGCGACCTCGATGCCTTAGACGATATCTTGGACGACAAGATATGCCCTCACTATAATCATCGGCGCAGTGAGTAGATCATCGCTCCAGGCCACGAGAAAAACGAGAAAGGGGGTTATCCTAAAATGACGAATAGCGAAAAAAAATGGACAATATTAGCCGCGGTTTTTACCGTTCTTAGCTTCATTGTTGGAGCAATCGCACTACTTCCCCTTACAAAGTCGAAATCGCTAACATACGAAATTAGATCGGAAACAAGCTTTACCCAAATAAGCGATTTCGGTCAGCTCGACATCGGCCTAAACGGACACAAGCTAACCTCTCCGAAATTGACGGTAATTCGAGTTTCGAATACCGGTAACGTACCCATCACTGCACCAGACTTTGACGGGCCGCTTAGGGTGGTGTTTAGTGACGGCATGCTGATCGAGGGGATCAAAATTGCGGAGACAACGCCGACAGGCATCCCAGTACAAGTTAATAAAGAAAACAGCGAAGCTCGGGTCGCACCACTCTTGCTGAACCCTGGCGATACATTCGATCTTTCCATATTGACATCAAATAATCGGCAGGGTCCGCCCGAATTTACCAAGCTTTTTTCTGAGCTTAGCTCGCCCCCGAAGGTAATCGCGCGCATCTCCGATTTATCAGAGATTGTCAGCAAATCTCCTCAATTAAAAGCATCCAACCCGCAACACCCTTATCTACTGGCGTTCTTAGTGCTTGTCATTTACGGATGCAGCGCCGTTTTTCTTGGCTCGACAATTAGAAAGAACAACATCAGCACACGGCAACTTATGCCGGAAGCACTTGTTCTATTTTTGGCAAATCTCGGAGTCATATATTCGATTGGCTCGCTTAAGCTCGAACTGAGTACGACAGGGCGATTCGCGCTCATCTTCACGTCTGTAACAGCTGGCGTCCTTGTGGCGTATAGAGCCCGAGCGATCGGTCGAACAACCGCTCCGGCCCTGGGCAATTCGGAGTCCGGCTCCAATTCACCTGCAACTTCGCCGAGCCAGTAGAGCCGCAGTCACAACCCATACTCCTCAAACCTAACCACCTCCTCCCCCACCCACTCATTAATCGCCAACAGCCGATCCTGCAGCGGCTTAACCTCATTCCGCGCGAACACCAACGCCGCCTTCTCCACATCCCCAAAGCCCCCGGTGTTCGACGGAATGATCCCCATGAGCTGCGGCGGCACCCGGTGCGACGCGAGCTGGTCATCGCGCGTAACGCTCTTGATGTTCCAGAACTCATCCTTCGCCGCCACCTCTGACACGGGCAGAAGCTGAATCCCGTCCTTCTTGCCCTTCGGCGCATACATGAACACGTTGCGGAAATTCCCCGGCCCCTTCGACGACGCAATCGCGTCGCGCAGCGCCTTCACATCCTCCATCTTTTGCGCCTCGTCGGTCATGTACAGGATGAAGCCGGCATGCGACCCGTTCTTGTAGTACTTCCGACGAAACAGCGTGGCTGACTCGTTCAACCAAGTCGCATTGAGCGATGACAGATACTCCGGCAGCCCATACACCTCCTGGTTGATGTCCGGCTCCTGCAGATGGAACACCGTGCCCCGCGCAAACTCGTGCGGCTCGCCGGCGCCCTGCACAAAGTAGTAGGTCGACAGATCGACGCCCCGCCGCATGTACTTCGCCATCGCCGGCGCCAAGCCCATGCTGGAGCCCGCCCAGCTCAACCGGTTTTCCAGATACGCATTGCCAAACACCTGCCAGTCGAGCACAAAGCGCTCGAATGCGGCGCGCGGGAACAACGGATGCGGAATGAACGTGCTTACCAGGATGTTGCGCTTCACATAGATCGCCGAGCTGTGATGCGCAGCGGCCCGGAACGACTTCGCCAGGCCATCCCACGGCAACGGCGGCTCAAACCACTTCCCCATGCGCATGCACTCCAGATAGTCGAGCAGCTCGCGCCGGTCGAGCACCTCCATCGGGTCACCAAACGAGAAGACCTCCGGGCGCGCCGCCTGGTCGTTGGGGTGCGCAGCGGGCGTCGCTGTGCCAGCGGCGCGCCGATTCCTCTTGCGGCTCATAAGAACTCCATAAAGCTGGTATTGGTCGAGGTCGCGCCTTCGAGCGGTTCATACGAAAGCGCGTGCATACAGGCCCACGCCAGATCGGCGTGGCTGGTGTCCTCCGAGCGTCCCGCCTGGTAGGTAACGCGCGCGCCGGAGGCGGTAACGGTTTTCTTGATGGACATGAACGACGCGGCGAAGTCCGTCCAACCGGCGTCGAACTCCAGCCGGCCTTTGCTGATGACGTCGTACGCCTTCAGCACCAGATTCGTCTTCACATCCACGGAGTACGAGAACCCGTGCGCGTCAGGCCTGCACCTCGTCACGAGTTGGTAGACGGCATCCCCCACCCCCGTGCGGTCGATCCCGATGAAAGCCACGGTGTAGCGTTCGCACATGCGCAAGATGGCGTTCGCCTGTTCCTCAAAGTCGATGCCCTTGAACTGGTGTTTCTCCAGCACGCGGAACTTGCCATCAGGCACCGTCGGGGGCGCCAGCACCACAATGGCCGCGCTGTCGCCGGTCGGCCCGCCGCCATTCGGGTCATACCCGAGCCACACTTCGCGCGCCCCAAACGGACGTGGCGCAAACGGCCGGAAGTCCGCCCACTCCTCCCAGCTATCGACCATCCCGCGAGACAGCATCGACAGCGGAAACACAGACGCCGTGTCGTCCACGAACTGGCACATCAGCAGGTTCGCGTAATCCGGCTCGCTGTACTCCAGGCGCAGTTGGTCCAGGTCGAACAGGTTGCAGCCACCGCGTAGCGCATCCTCCACCGTCACGATCTGGCGCCACTGGCCATCGGCACAGCGCAGCCCGTCGCGCAGCGCGGCGTGGCTCACATCAATCTTGACCTGCCGGTCCTTCGCTTTCCCCCGGTTGAACAGCGCACCCGACCAGAACGGATACGCCTCATGCGCCAGGCTGGAAGGCGTCGAGAAATACGTCTGCCGCCAGTGCTTGTGGATCGCCATCCCGGAGGCGACCTTGCGCAGCTCCTGGAAGCGCGGC